GTACCTTCTTCTTGTAACTTTTTGGTCATGGTAACCTGATATACTGGACCAAATAACCCCTCCAACACCAGCTTATGCGTTTGGGTGCCGTCTAAAGTACCTGTCAACCCGAATCTATATTTTGCTTCGGTTGATTTATTCATAATGGATGATAGTGATTTTGATTTAAAGCCATGACACTCGTCACCAAAAACGGCATCAAATTGTTCAAACCACTTTTTAGGAAACTTATAAATGGATTGCCATGTGGAAATAATAACTCTTTTATTTGTAGTCTTATCTTTACCTGAATAAATCTTATGTACTTTATTTTCAGAATCATAACCGTAATCAGCAAAGTCTTGCCAGAGTTGTTCAACAAGAGATGTTGTTGGAACAATGATTAGAATTTTACCTTTTTCTGTACCAAGTATATGCCGCATCAACAAATACATAATAAACGATTTACCAGAGCCGGTAGGCGATACCAGGATCGCTCTCTTACGTTCTAAGCCGATTTTTACTGCATCGTGTTGGTAATCACGGGTATCATATGGTAACTTTAGTACCTTATAGAACTCCTGTAGCTTATCGGAATCTATTTTGGTGATACCGATAGGTAAACCATAATCGGTTTCCTCGGTATCCATTGTATAGCCACGTTCAGAACAAAATTTAACTACATAAATGTAAAGCCCCGCATTTAATTCACCTGTCATTTGATTAAACAAACGAATTTTACCATCCCATACACGTGCTTTAAAGGCTGGCATGAAACGATAACCAGGTACAAAGAATGAAAAGTAATCACTCAACTCTGCAGATATGCCTCTATCACACTGGATAGTAAGCATACTATAATCTTTAAGCTTTACAACTATAACAACCATTAACCACCAGCTTCAAATTGTTTCCATCTTATAATATTGCCGATGGTTTGATGGCGCCATTTAAGATTATCTACTATTTCAGTCAGAGTACTTATAACCGTTTTCCAGTACTCAATTTTTTCTTCTGATTTTTGAATTTCAGGGTCTGAATTATAGTAATAATCCATTTCACCTTTTAAAATTCTAAGACCATCAAACGGATCTGGTGACCAACCTTTTGATTCTAATTGTTCTTGATCCATTTTACCATTATAATATAGCCATTTATCTCGAAGCAATACTTTTTGGTCACGTTCCGTTTTTTTGAGCATAAGTTTTGCCTCCGACAGATGCCGAAGATACTTTGCATGCAATGTTGGTGTATTTTTTGAAGTTTCATCCAACTTCAGATTATTAATTTGGCAGTCTTCTGCCCACATATCCAAGATAGTGTTCAAGTCGATCATAATAAACCTTCATAAATTAACGGAATTCAAAATAAGAGTATCTAAAGCTTACTGTGTAAGTTAAGAACTGGTCACCTGCAACGGTTTCAAAGTTAATACTACCTAAGGATGTAGGCATACAATCAATATATCGTATTTCTCTTGAAAGGTTGTTTGAACTATTTAGGATGGATAATGTTACGTCTGCATAAGTTGGTGGTAGTGTACCATAGTCAATAGGTTCACCAGGTTTACCCATTGGTCTGGTTTCATTTGTTTCTACAACTCTTTCCATCCAGTTATACATTTCTTCATATGAATTCATCTCTTCGTCAAGAAGAACCTGGACCGAAAGTTCACCAAAGGTAAATTTATCACCAGCAAACGGAATGGAACTAATACGCTTATATGCAACATCAGCAGCATTCACGCCAACATCAGGGTGTGTAAATCCATTACAAAAGAATTGTAAGTTAGGAAAATTCTTACGATTGATCACCATCTTGAAACCAGTAGGCTGCAAGAAGTTGGTTGTGGTCAATGAACTATTATTACTGGTAGGTGATAGATCTACCGATGCATTGGGGTTAAGAGATGGCATGACGTATCCTCTGTTCCTTTCTACTATTTATATAATTATATCACATCACACCATAGATGTAAATAATGCAAAAAAGTTACAAGTGATTGAAATTCCATAAAACTTTTTTTGAAAAAAATGCACGTAGGGGGTTTACATTTAAGAAGAAATGATTATATTATAACTATAGGAAGTGAAAGGAACCACACCATGATGACCTTCAATCAATCTGAAACTCACTCACACATCTACAAAGCAACCAACTCGATCAAACCCGTTGAGATCTATCGGATGTGTGATGGAAAGTTTATGATCTATACCCCCGAGGGCCGCCTTCTGGATGATTTTACTTCCGCCGGTCCTTTTGTTGATTTTGAATCTGCTAAGCGTAATGCAGAGACAAATGTTGGAATGAAAATGAACTGGGAGAACTTCTGAAAATGCAACGTGCAGGTAAAACACATAAAGCCGCAGCAAGTGATGGGCTTCAAGATATGAGGCTCAAAAACTTCTTCCGTGAATGTAAAAATATTCTAAAAAATGCAGACGAACCTGATTCAGCATTTTATTTTGAACAATTAGAAGAACATATGATGACCGGTAAACCTCTACCGAGTGAATCAAAGGAAATTTCTAGGATTCTTGGAGTATAAAAATGGAAAAGATTATTCGTGATGGAATGGTAGCAGTTGCCGTATCCGGTGGCTTTGGTGCTGGTTGGTCCACTTGGAACGAAATTGATCCAATGGATGCACGTTTCAACCAATTGTTTTTGGATGGTAAAATTGATGAGATCGTACGTATCTGTGATGATGAAGCCCTTGGTTATGCAGGTGGTGCCAGTGGTGTAAGGATTGAATGGATTCCTATTGGTACTGAGTTTATCATTACTGAGTACGATGGTGCCGAAAGTCTTGAAACCAAGGATAGCTTTGACTGGAAAGTAGCATAAAAAAAGGGCGACCGAAGCCGCCCTAGTTTGTGTGGGAGGGGTTGATTCCCCTCCCTTTTTATTAGCAGATTACTGCAGAATGTTGTCCACGCGAAAGATTCTGTAGTACTGGTTAGTCTTAGCAGTTGCAAGACCGTTTGCAGGAGTGGAACCAACGAATGGGTTGGATACCATACCGTAACGAGTCTTGAAGCCGATTTTTGGCTGGAAGTCTGCTTCACCAACCGCACGTACCATAGTTAGAGGTACATATGGGCAGTAGAAGAGACCAGCATCGTATGCGTTAGTACCTTTGTAACCAACAGTTACATAGTCAGCAACCGCATATGGGTCGATGTACACACGAGTACGACCGTTAAGAACACCAGCAAAAGTGTTGCCAGTATCATCAACGTTTAGGTTAGTTGAAAGAGCTGGAGTGTAGTCAAGCATACCGGCAGCTGCAAGTGCAGAAGCTACGTCTGATGAGCAAAGGATGAAGTTACCCTTACCACGACGAGTTTCTTTTGCAATTACGTTAGCTTCACGCTCGATCTGCATGATCAGACCCTTGAACTTTTCTACTGACCAACGGCCGTCGGCATCAGTTGAAAGGTCGAAGATACCCTGAATAGCAACGTTTGAAGTAAGAGCACCAGTCTTAGCTTGGCTGTTGATAGTGCGAACAACTTCACGGTTGATTTCTGCAAGGATTTCAGTTGACAGAATGTTTGCTAGTTCTGTCTCAGCATCAAGGCCGTGAATTGCCTTAAGATCCTGAGCAAGTTCTAGTGAGTATTCTGCTTTCAATGCACGTGACTTTGCAGTAACAGTTGCACGTTCAATGGTGAAGCCCATCTCATTGAAAGTTGAACCTGAAGCAGATGAACCTAGACGTTCTGCATCTGCAGTTGGCATACCGCCAGCAACATCTGGACCAGTACCACGAGCATCATCGATAGATGAGTCAACAGTACGAACTGGATCAGAGTTTGAAGAGTCATCCGCAAGACCTGAAAGACCTGATGGACCTGAAGTCTGAGTGACTGATGAGTCGCCTGAGAATGCAGTGTTTGCTTCATTGAAAAGCGCTTCAGTTGCATTGGTATTACCTGCTGAATAGCGTGACTTCATTGCGAAGATCAAGCCAGTTGGACCAGTCATTGGCTGCACACCGCAGATGTCATATGCAATCATATTTGGCATTGCACGACGAACGAGTGAGATAAGAACTGGATCCCAGTTTGAAGCAGAAGCAACATTGTTTGCTGGAGTTTCTGCTAGGAAGTTCTGCTGGGTGCGCTGTTCCTGAAGAGCCTTCTCAGTGTTCTCTAGAACCGCTGCAGTAACTGCACGGCGGTGAGAGTCTGCGATTTTGCCGGCTGATTCTTCATTAAGAACGGGAGCCCATTTTTTAATTAGATTGTCATATGATTCCATCATTGGAATTTACTCCTTGGTATTATTAGTTACTTGATTTACGGATCGCTGCAAGGTACTGAGCCATAGTTGCTGAAACTTCTACTGTATCAGTAGTGTCATCTTCTTCTACGCTTTCAGTGATTACAGCTTTTTTGGTGAAGAGTGATTCTTTGATGGTTTCTACTTTCTTAGCAAAATCACCATCAACTTCATAATCTTCTACCATAGTTCTTAGCTTTTCTACCTGAGTATCGGCCAAGCCACGTGAGTGCTCACGAATGATTTCTTCACGCTTATATGACTCGATTTGCTTTGAAGCTTCTAGAAGTGCTTCAGTTGCTTCATTTAGCTTACCAGATAGATCTTCTACAGAACTGTGAAGTTCGTCTACTAGGTCGACCTTGGATTCAGGAACATCAACATAAGATTCAGTGAATAGAGTCTTAAGACCTTTCATGAAATCCTCTGCAATTTCCGCACGAAGACCAGACTGGATTGCCAGTTTGTTTTCTTCCATCCAATTTTCAACCACGTAGTTGAGGTAGCTATCAACTTTTTCTACAAGCTCTGCTTTAGTTGCAGATACTTCTTCTTCAAGTTGAGTTGCATATGCTTCTTCAAGACGATCGATTTCTTCCGCAACTTTTGCCTTCACATTTGCTTCAAAGATAAGTGAAACTTTTTCCTTGAATTCTTCTGAAAGAGTTGCTTCTGATTCTACTAGAGAACCGAGTTCGTCATTGAAATCTATATCTACATCTGCAGATTCCATTTTCGCTGACCCATTCTTCGGAGCTGCCTTGAGGTGGCTTGGCTCTGAATTTCTTTTGTCACCCTTACGTGCAGGTGCCTGTTGGTTGCAGTTGCAGCTTTGGCTACTGAAGCAATAGATTGCTCTTCTGCATTCTTAGGATCATGAGCTTCTTCGATCTCGTCGTCGAGCTCAACATCCTGTTCTTTTACTTGATCAGTCATGTTTGACTCCTTAATGTGTTTTCTTTTTCAGCAACGAGAGGAAATTTTTGAACTCACGAACCTGTGTCTCATAGAGATTAGTACGTGATGCAGTCTTAATTTCAGTCTCCATTTTTTCAATTACTTGAGGCTCAATAATGCCGTTATTCCAAATCCATTCTACACCTTCCATGATACCATTGACGAAAGCTGTCGGTGCAGATGGATCTTGTACGATATCAACCGTACTAAGAATAAAGTCGTCCTTGACGTACATTACGCCATTACGTTCCTCAAGACTACCCATACCACGAGTTGACACACCTAGTTGGACTCCACCTTCAAGTAAACCTTTTACGATATTACCCATTGGAGTTTCTAGTATACGTGCCTTACCCACAACATCATTGCCCTTCCAATCAAGGGCTTCAATCTTGTGGGATACCTTATCCAA